AGTTATCAAACTAGCAGTTTTGGATTTCTGAATCTCAGCTGCGTTCTTACGCAGGGTTGACCCTGCAATGGCGAAGTCCTTAGACTGCGCCGGGTTACCAGACCTCATAGCCAGACTAGCCATCATGTCCATTGAATCAGCTAGTTGAGACGACTGGTCCCCGGCCACCGGCGACATCGCCGCAGCGGCTTGGCCTTGAGGCCCTTGCTCATTAGACCCCAGGCTCTGCTGCATCAGCTGGATCATTTTCTCCTGTGCTGAAAGCGCTAGCTGAGCTTGTTTGAGTTTGACCTGTCCTTCGCCTATAGCGAGGCTATGCATCTCCTGGGCACGGATATCAGCTTCAGCCTGAGAGACACCTATAGGCGCTCCGAACATTCCTGTAGGCATTTTAACCTCTCACAATTTGGCTACCGTTCCAGACGTAGCCTTTAGGAAGTTGAGCTTCTTTCGCATTAGCAGAGAAATCTTGGTACTTCTGCTGCCACTCCTCGCGATTACCGTCGGGAGCAAAGGTTGCTCCATACCACGAACCTGCGAGATCGTTGAAAGTCTTAGCGTCGTAGAGCTTACCATTGACGTTCCAGTAAGTCATACCGTACTTACCAAGGGTTAAGTTGACTTCAGAAGCACCAGTGGCTTGGCGGAAAGCATTAACGTTGCGATCTTTGGAGGCGTCTCCAAGGAAAGCTTTGTTCAGATACGCAGCTGCAAGGTTACCAACAGCTACTATGGGACTGCCCAGGGCTACACCGGCTAGATCCATTCCAGCTCCTGCGTAATTACCTTCAGCAACGTTGGCTCCAGCGCTTATAATACCGCCCCATCCGGCGGTGTCTACACCGGCGAGGTCAGCTACACCAGCAGCAGCTTTACCATAGCCGCCGATTCCGCCCTGCGAAACACCTGTCACAATGTTACCTACGTCGCCTAGGGTCTGACCAGTCGCAGCCCCAGCAGAACTATCAAACCCTGCGATACCTGCTAGCTTTGATCCTGCTGACACAATCGAGCCGACAGTCTTTATATCACTGCCGACTGTGGCGGCTTCCCCGCCAGCGGTCTTAGGGTGTTGTGCAGCTGGAGTACCAGCTGAGGCTCCAGCTCTGGTTAGACCGTAGCCTAGACTGGCTAGTGAGGCGGAGGCTGTGTCTAGGCCTTGGTTGTAGGCGTTGAGCCCGGGGCCTGGATTCGGACTAATGTTCGCTCCCGCGAGACCAGCGAGCTGGGTGATCTTGTCATTCAGGTATTTCGAAGCGTAGTCTTGCCCGTACTTTTCCAGGGCAATACCTTCGTTACCAGATCCTAGAAAGCCCTTCGAAGCCATAAAGCGTTCGACGGCTTGGTTACCTTGGTCTAGCTGGAACTGATAACCAGGGTCTTTGGTGATGGACGTTGGATCAGCCATCAAGGCCATTAGCTGCTGAGCGTACTGTTGGCGATAAGGGCCGAAAGGATCCGAAGCCTTGATAGCGTCCTTGGCTAGGTTACGCTGTTGGCCGGATTCGTACAGTCCGTAGAGCCCGGAACCAATGTTTAATAGGTTCTTGGCTGTGGGCGACGTAATGGCGTCCCAGATAGATCCCCAGGAAAACGCATCGCTATAGTTGTCGATAGCAGCCGCGCCTGAAGGATCGTAATCAGCGAATGTATCGCCAATATCGACGCCGGGATCGGACATTATAGGGAAATTAGAAAGATCATCAGCCATGATGAGAGTTCCTCAAGTAGCCTGAGTCTGAGCTGTCAGGATACCATTGGTGAAGGTCATTGAACCGTTGACACCGGCGCCAGTCAACTTGGCTGTGGTGATCGTCACGCTGATCCCAGGCTTGTTGGCGTTCTTGTTGGCCTGGAGCCCACTGAAGTCCAGCAACTGCGCCACCCGCACAAACCAATTAAACCAGTTAGTAGTGCAGCGATTCGGAACAGGATCTTGGCCAACGAGGTCAGTTTGCTTGGGAGGGTCTTGGAAAGTGGTAGCCATTTTGACGTCCTAATGAGCCATCGATTATCACGTCTAGAAAGTCCCCAGATCCATCTGTAAGTCCACCGACTGGATGCGGAACGAAGTGTTCTTGAAGTGGCGGAAGTTATACGCACGCTTGAAGAACGACCCCAGGCCACTTAGAATAGGCTGACGCAGTCCTAGGTTGACCTTACGGAAGTTGGTCCAGTTAGTGTAGTCGTCCTCAGACGATCTGACTAGAAGTTCTGAACCTCTGGTTTGATCTGCGTTGATCATTATAGCGTTGAGTGACTTTTTGCGACGAATCCCAAAGTCTACGTTAGGGGTATAGATATCGACCGGGAACAGAGTTCCGTCGTCATTTGGAAAGACGTAGTCCGAGTCTACTTGGTAGACTTTCCCAGTGGTTGTGTGCTGAATCCACTGGAAGAAATTCGTGGTCACCACGCCGGGGGCGGCACTGACAAATGGCCAGTTAGTGACTGAGTACCACTGATACCAGAGCTTCTGGTCAATGTCGTAGACCAGGGCGAAAGCCGCGCTAAGTTCGGTTATGATGTAAAACCTGTGGCCGACGATCTTTAGACAATAACCCTGGATAGAGTTGTTGACTGTCATGAACTTGGTCAAGACTCGTTCGATCGGCGGAGTCGAAACTACACTGATCTGGAGGTTTTCGAGTTTGACTATCTGAAGGGTTTTGGATTGGTTACTGAGACTAAGCCAAAAGTGCATACCGTCGACTTCGCCTACAGAATCGGCACTACGACAGCCTACAGCAATAAACCCACCATCAACCCTGGATAGAGGGGAACCAGTAGGATTGCCAGCATCGTAGAAAGCTTCGGTGGAGGTGGTTTTCAGTGCAACCACATAAGTCAGGTGGCGGATAAGCGCCACGCCGTCGCCGGGGGCTGATCGAGCGAAGACCAGATTCAGTGGATCCCAGTTAGCAGGATCGTCGATGGCTGAGCCTTGGATGCCTCCATCGATCCGCATCACATAAAGTGTGCCGTCTAGATAGGCAAATCCACGGCAGAAATCCGAAGGAAAGTCCACATCGACGATATGGGTTACGTTGACACCGTCAGTGTAGTAACCATCAAACCCATTACCAAAGGCGAGTTTCTGAGCAGCTCCAACACCTACGATTTCGAATCTGTACGAACCTTGGGTATTGACTGTTCCGGCAAACGCTACCACACCTCTATAGACCTTGTTGTTGAAGATACTATAGATGGCTGAACCACCAGCGATGGTGTTCCAACTGAACATCCCCAGGCCGATGTCTCCATTAGCCCCAATAGCTACAGACGATCCCAATCCCGGCCGCTTTTCGATCTGATAATCCCCAGACATCGGTTCGAGTTCGGCGTAACAGTTAACCAGTCTCGCGTCCTTCTCGATTTCACTGGTTTCAGCCGAACGATGTTGGTCAGTGGTCACCAGAGGCCAGCGCTTAGGAATCGCACTAAACGGTAGTCGTTCGCCTTGCGATCCATTCGCTGTCGCCGGGGAGCCGTAGCTTAGGTCAGCCATTTAGATAAACCTCCCAGTTCCCCAGGTCTGACGCTGGTCTGGGGTAAAGACAGTTGAAGCGTCTTCAACGTCCCAGTTGTCTAGTTTCTCTTTATAAAAAGCTGCTCGCTGGGCACAGCGATTCATAATGGCCTGAGGCTGGCCGCCACAAATCTCATCAGCCAGTCCCCAGATGAGCGACAGGTACCACTCAACTGGGAAGTTCATTGTATCGGTTAACCCAGTGAAGTTAGTCACCTGCTGTTGAAGTATCACATGGGCTGTTCCAGTAGCTGCGGTTGTGTCTGGAGTCATCCAGAAATAAACATCCAGCGTGGTTTGTTGCTTGTCAACAAAGTAACTGTTAACAGCCCCTTGGTTAGTGACGTTACTGAGCTTGTCATAGTCTAACCTGCCCATCGACCACAGCGGCCGGCGGTTAGACGACGAATCCAGATAATAACCATCGATCACCCTCAGGGGCCGGGTCATTACCACAGCCCCTGTGGGTGAGAAACTATATTTCGCAGTGCCTGCTACTAACGTAACTGACTGATCAAAGTTTAACCAAAGCCTCAGTCCGTCTGTCTGCCAAGTGTTGATCAGATGATTCAGCCTGGGCATGTATTCAGCGTAATTCTCGCTCGATGGATCGTCACCGGTTTGCAAGAGTTTCGCTTCGATCATGGCTGATCGAATGATCGTGTCAGGCGTAGAAAAATTGGCTGGGCTGGTCACTTTGATCTACCTCAGAAGTTCTTGTACAACTTCACTAAGTAAAGTTCGATAGTGAAATTCTGTGGCGGGACTCCCTGGGTGTTGAAGCCGCTCGAACGAAGGTTAATGTCGCCGGTGTAGCCTACAGCGCTTTGAATAGGCTGCAGGCCACCAGACGACCGGAACTTCAACTTGCCAAAGCCAGCAATCGCAGCAATTAACTGCTCCGATACACCAGCCCAGGTCAGGTTGATCTGGATGCCTTGGCCAATCGAGTAGTTGATTTCGTCTACCCGAAAGCCATTGAGCTTGTCAAAGCGATCATCGTTGTTGATGAAGTCGCTCAGAGAGATCGCAGGTACGAAGGCCGCGTCGCCGCTGTCTAGAATGCCTGTAAGGGTGACAACAGCGTTTCGCGGGCCGTCGGCCTGGATGAAGCGATTGAACTGAGACATCGAGGTCTCCTTAGAGGCCGGGGATGCGCTCCGCCCAGCCGAACTCGAACTCCCAGCTCGGCGCAGCTGCGTTCGACGTGCCCCACATTTCCAGGGTCAAACCCCAGCCAGGAGGAATGACAATCGGAGCGACGTTGTAGACCATGTTCTTGGCGACAGTACCACCGTTGAGCTGGTCCATGGAAGGGGCGGAGTTGCCGAAGGTGAATAGCCACTGGTCGTTGGTCACGGGGATGGCAGAGTCGACCAGACCGTTAGCTACGATACGGGCTGACCCGGACGGCAGGCCATTGAGCACAATCGCACCGAAGTACAAAAGAGCCTTAGACTGCTTGGTTGCGTTCGGGTTTGGGTTCACTGGTGTGATGGTTGAGCCGCCAGAGGTATAGCGGTTGCCATTGTCCAGCCGCATTGCGTAGCCCCAGTTAGTGGCTGAGGTCGGAACCTGAGACAACAGCATCTTC